TTCCCATTATATGAGTGAAACTGATAATGTCGAACAAGTTCAGAACAATGAAGAATTCGTTGATAACGAAGTTAAGGTTGAGGACGAGGAAGAAGATTTTTCAGATTCCGACAGTGACGAAGTTGAAACAATTGATGTCACTAATGAACCAATGTATCACATCTTGAGTGCATTCTTTGAAGATGAAGATGGTCTCAATATTGTAGACAGATTAAGCGACTTAGTTAAAGCCGTTAATAATAACACAAAAACTTTGAACAAGGTTTTAAAGAGTTTAGCTAAAAAAGAATAAAAGTTTTGACAAAAAAAATTAAAAAATGAAAATTAAAATTAAAAAGAAGAAAACTTTTTAATTTTAAAGTATGAATGAAAATACTGGTATCTTGATTTATAAGGACGAAAAGTATTTTATCGATAAAACAGAAATAACAGTTCTGAATACTGCTATTATAGGAGATAAAGTAAAAGCACAAAATGGTAAAGTTGTTGAAGTGTTGAATAGATCAACAGCTCATATTGTCGGTGTTCTGAGACTTAGTGCAAGAGTTAAATATGGAACTAATAAAAGAGGAATTCCCATCTATCTGTTCAACCCTTATCACCATAAATATCCTAAATTTTTAGTTTGCTCTAATAAGCGAAGTTCACGTGATGCTTTTTGTACAATTTCGTTTAATAAGTATGATGAAGTCAGGGACAAACCTTTTGGTAAATTGGAACAAATTATTGGTGAAGTTAAAAATTATCATGATGAAATTCAATATATTCTAACACAATATTGGTTGAATTTTCCTAGAAGTAATACAATTGTTAGGAAAAATAGTTTGAGTGATCAGATTAGAAGTGATGTGACAAAGAATTCTGATTTACAATTGGAAAGTGAAGATTATAAAGTTGTTTCAATTGATCCTATTGGGTGTAAAGATGTTGATGATGCGTTTCATTTTTTAGAAGGTGTAACAACTTGTGAGGTGGGTATTCACATTGCTGATGTTCTTTATTACTTGGATAAAACATTGGACAATATTGCTAAAACGCGATTTTTCACTATTTATTATGATGGTGGAAAAAACAATATGTTTCCTAATATTTATTCAGAGAAGTTGATGTCACTGCTTCAAGACAGGAATAGATATGCTTTATCTGTAATTTACAAATATGATAAATATAATGGCATATTGATTGAAACAAAAGTTCAGAGATCAATTGTTAAAAATTGTGGACAATATTGCTACGATTATATTGATGAACTCTTTAAGAAGGAACGATATAAAAATCCAGAAGAGAAGATGGTTATCAAATTGAAGAAATTTATGACTGAAAAATTGGGATTAGATGTTGATTCACACAATCTGATTGAATATTTTATGATTAAGACTAATAATTATATTGGTGAATTATTGTTCGATAAATTTGGCGAGAGAACTGTTATTAGGAAACATGTTTCTCTTGAAGAACAGTTGGGTGAAAATATTGATGGTGATTTGGCAAAGTTTTTGAGATTGAGAATGATGAAGAAAGCTACGTATCAGTTCGCAGATAAAGACGAAAGTGAGAACAAACATTTTGGACTTGATCTTGTGAATTATGTACATTTCACATCTCCAATCAGAAGATATAATGATATATTGGTGCACTCCCTAGTCTATAAATATTTAGGAATTGAACATGATCATACACCTTTAATTGATGATTTTGTATTAGAAGAAATAAATTGTATGGAGAAAAATATTAATAAATGTGAAAGAAAATTGAATAAATTGAAACTTATTAGGGGATTGGAACTTGTTAACAAAAGTGAACAGATTATTGAGGAAGGATTCATTACAGGGTTGAATAAAAAATGGATCTATGTGTATCTCCCAAAATATAAACTTGAAGAGAAAATCAGATTAGTTCCGTTAAAGTTCAAAGAGTTATACAAGGTTGAATCACATGATGATGATAAATCAATCAAACTTTATAAAAACGATGAGTTAGAAGTTGAGTACAAATTATACCAAAAGTTGAAAGTTGAAATAACCCCATTCTTAAATGAATCGTTATTTCAAAATAAAATTAAGATTAGACCAATCATCACAGAGTTGAGTTCTGGCGAACCAATCAGTATCTGTTCCTGATACTGTTGTAAATTCTTATAGCATCTTTTCCAGAATAAAGTTTTTTTCTTTGTCCAGACGGTAAACCACTAAATATCCATGATGGTAATTTTACAATTAAGTTATTCACTTTACCTGATAATGAACTTGCTTTAATTTGATTTATTTTATTTAGAATGCCACGGTAGAAAACTGCTTCTCTGTATATTTTTTCGAATCTTATGTAAACGGGAGCTCTTCTGTTGAAAGCTTCTTCTGCTTGGTCGGAATTATTGTTATCTCTTTTTTCGCAGTTGCAATTTGCGGGGTCTGGATATACATAGTAGTAAATATTTCTCATTAAATAATCTTTGAAGCCTTGGTCTGAAAGGAAGTTATATCCATCACCGCATTTTAGTGATTGATATTTATTGTGATTTGTTATGTTATTGACAAGTCTGTCGTTATAGAGTTGGTATTCAACATTACATTTCAGTTGTGGGAAAGTGAATATTTTATTTTTTGCTAGCCATATTTCCCTACTATTTAATTTTGTTCTTGTTTTATTTTTATAATCATAAAAGTTAAAGTAGTATCTTTTGTTGTCTTTGTTGAAATTTCCTGCTGATTCAACGGCTTTTATTATTTTGTCATAATATCTTTCTCTAAAAATTAAAAATATGAGGGCATCTTGATTTCTTGTAATTGATGAAGCGTCCATTGAGGCTATACCTTCAACAGTGTTCGTAAGGGTATTGTCTACGTAATTCATGTAAGGAATTTTTTGACAAGATTTATTCACACTCATACAATTAACATTACTCATGTTATAATATATAATAGCATATAAGTTTTTTTCTATTTTAAAATTTCTAAAATAATTTATATTAATTTACAATGGGTAATTCCGCATCTGGAGAAGAACAACAACCTCAATACAGAGAGTACAATCCAAATTACAGTCATAACTATTTATATGGTAGCACAGCTACCAATAATCATGTTGGTCAGAGGACAGCACAGCAAGCACAATCCAAAACTTATTATCTACCACAAAAGAGAAATTACAATCAAAACCAATATGTTAATCAACCTCGTATTACAAATTCTAATGGTCGAGTACCAATACAAGGTCAACAACAACCTATAAGTTACGCTCAACAGCAATATATACAACAACAACAAAGAGTACAACAACAAAAACAACAATATCAGAGACAACAACCTCAACCTCAACAGTTGGTCAAGCGACCAATGAATAGTAGAACAAATGATAGATTAGGAATGCAGTTTCAATATCCGAACAATAATTTGAATATAGGAAATGTAAATACAACTATGGAAAATCTTAACCAAATTGAGAGAAATGAGAGAGAAGCTTTTAATAGAGAACAGAGACAAAGAGAGCAAGCTTTTGAAAATGAACAGAAAAAGAGGCGATCTTTTTTTGATGATGAAATTAAAAAATTTGAACAGAATTACAATCCTTATTCTATCTTAGGTTTGGATGAGTATTGTACTCTAACGGAACTTAAGAAAAAGTATAAAAAGATGGCTGTTAAATATCATCCTGATAGAAATAATGGTCAAACAGGTGATGAGTTTAAACTTATTACTCAATCTTATCTCTATATTTTAAAGAAGAAGGAGCAGGACAATAGTTTAAGTGATAAGATTAATAGGGAAGTAATTCATCAACAGTATACAGATAATATTAATGAGCAAAGGGAGAATATTTATTTGGATAAAGATAATTTCGATTTGGATAAGTTCAATGAGATTTTTAATCAATATAGAATTCCAACAGCTTTTGATAATGGATATAGTGATATGATGAATGCTAGCAATAGGGATAGAAGGGGGAGACTTACTCAGGAACAACTAACTGTTGGTAATAAAGGTGAGATTTTTGGAAATGATTTCAATATTGATGTTTTCAATAAAACTTTCAAAGATGCTAAAACAAGTCGTGGCACACAAATTATTCAATATGATGAACCACAAGCTGTCAATATGTCTAAAAATATGCAATTTAGCGAATTGGGCGTGGACCAAGTCGATAACTATGGTGTAAAGAATGATGGGTTGGGTTACACTGATTACAGAATTGCACATCAAGATGAAAATATGCTTATTGATGTAGATAGTGTTAAAGTAAAATCTTATAAATCAGTTAATCATTTGAAAGCGGACAGAGAGAATATCTCATATACTCTTTCCGACGAAGATAGAAGATTAATTGAATTAAGAAAACAACAAGAAAACGAGAGAGAACAAAGAAGATTAAACAACATGAGATCTCACGATAGAATGGTTGGTGATCAATACATCAGAATCAACCACCTTATGATTTCTAACAGACCCGTTGCCGCAAGGCAAACAGAACAAAAAACTATTGGTTATTAAGTTGAAGAAGAAGCTTGAACAGCCGTAGTCGATTCTCCCAAAACATCATTCTTAAACTCTTTATAAAACTCTTTGACATTGACTATATCCAATTCAATGTCATCTAAACTTTGTTCAACCTCATTAAAAACACTTTCTAAAACATTTGTCTTCAAAATATTCTTCTCCATCAAATATTCCAAAATGTTTAGAACAACATCTTTTTTAGCCTGATATTCAAATAAATAATCAAACAAAGTCAACAAATTATCATTTATAGATTCCATATTATTCTTTAATAAAAATGTAATCTTTTTGTAATGATTTTTCAATAGATTTTCTTTAATATCAACTTCATAATCTATTGGTTTTTTAACTGGTGCTTGTTTTGTTCCCTTTGGAACGAATGTAAATACACCTAATAATTTTTTCAAATAATCCTTAATATCCAAAAGCATAAACTGTTCCCTCTTTGGATAATTAGATTTATTAACGCTATTTATCAATTCAAGATATTGTTCAACATGAGATTTTCTCAATGTTTTTTCAACACGGAACGAATTAAACTTTTTATCAGTAACAAGAAGCCTCGTCAACACATGAATACACTCAATATAGAAACAATCTTTATTCGAACTATGTTGAGCAAAATTAACCAACTTATTCAAAACATAATTGATTAAAAACAAAGGAATATCACCAGAATAATACAATTTTATAATAATCTCATAAAATCCGAAAATCTTTCTACTCAACTTATACTTCTCTTCATCCTCCAGTTTGTCCTCAGAATTTAACAACTGATCCATATATTTTTCTCTAGTCAAAAACTCATTTTGTAAAGTATTTATAAATACTTTCTTCAATGACAACTCCGAATAAATATTCTCATCTAACTCCTTTATATTATTGAAAGGGCCCCTAAATTTATTATTGAATTGACCGTTTTTTGGAACCCAATAAAACTTATTAGTCTCTTTCTTTATAGTTACCAAATTGTGATAAAAAGTTTTATCCATCCATATGTTCTTAATAACTTCCAAATAGATACTTTGGAATTTAATATCATGAATTGTTTTTTGGTAAATTTCTCTAGAAATAATGTCTAGAACCGAACTGTTTTCTATTTTTTTGATGTCACAGACCAACTTTTTCGAAATAATTCCGAAAGTGTTCTTACTGATCTTATTCATGTTGGATTTGATAATTTCCTCAATCTTCTCATTCTCACTACTTGCCTCGTACTTTTTCCACTCACTATCATTCTTTTTGTTAGAATAATTAGAGTATTTTTTTGTCAACGTGAAAACAGGTTTAATAAAATCTTGTTTCTGTATTTTATCATATCCAACTAAAAAATTATCTATTCTTTGAATATTATCCGAATTAACATAAGTATCCAAAGAATACTCCTTAAATTTATTTCTGATTTCAATCATTGAACTCATAATAAATATTTCGGCTTTTCTTTTTAAATTAAATTGAGTTTTTTTTATAACAATAATAAAAAAAATGAATAATTTAAAAAAAAAATACATATTTTATATAGTATACCATGTGTGATTATGTCCGTACTGTAATGATTAAAGATATAGTTATCGAACCACATAAGATTAATAAAAAAATTGATGATGTTATTTTATTCAATTTGAAAAGACTTGTTGAAGGTCGATGCTTAGATAAAGGTTTTGTTCGTGAAGGTTCAGTCAACGTTATTAAGCGTAGTACTGGATTCTTTTCTGGAAGTTTGTTTAATGCATCTGTGAAATTTAGAATTGTTTTTTCATGTGATTTGTGTAATCCAAGCAAAGGAGATAAGCTTAAATGTACTGTAACAAATATTAATGAGTATGGTATTAAGGGTGAATCAGGTGTTTTGAGGATTATGGTTCCAAAGCAGATTCAAAATGACAAATCCATTTTCAAAACAATCAAACCAGGTGATGAAATTGAGACTGTTGTGATTGACAAGAAATATGATATTAATGATAAGTTTATTACTGTCGCTGCGATGATTGATGAAGATAAGTTGTTTGCTGATATGGAAGAGGATGACATTGTTGTTCCTGATGAGGCAAATGCTAAGAAGAATACAACAAAGGAGAAAGATGGAATGATGTTCCAGTTGTCATCCATGGAGGTTCTTGAGGATGATATTGATATTAATAGTATTGCAAATGAATTGGAGTTGTCTGATTCAGAGGATACTGATGAATTTTATGGAAGCAATGTATCAGAGGTCAAGACCGAAGATATGGAAGAGGAAAGTGACATAGAGAGTTATGAAGAGTTGACTGGAGAGGATAATGTGAATTTACAAGATACAGATATCTTGATGCACGCAAATGATCCAGATGAACAAGAGGAAGAGGCTGAAGAGGAGGCAGATGCTGAGGAAGAGTCTAATGAAGAGGAAGAATCAGATGGTGAGAGTAATGAAGAATCTGAAGAAGAGGAAACTGATGAAGACGGAGAAGATAGTGATGAAGAAATGAGTGGAGGTAATCTATATGTCAAAAAACACAAGAAAGATGCAATTGATGTTGATTATAGTGACAATAGTGATTCTGAGGATCCCAGTATTGATTACTAAAACCATGGTCATTGGTTTCACCAATAGACGCAAACAACTTAAAGAATAGTACAATTTTTTAGTTAATAGTTATGATGAATACATATTCAGAGATAAACCAAAATGGTGATGTTTTTCTTAGTACTATAGAGATCAATCAGGATAGTATTGATACTGGTAAGATTGATGATTTGAAGAAGAAAATTATAGATACTAAGAAGAGGGTTATAAAAGAGGTTGGAAAATTGAATAAGTTGGAGCATATGGAGATTTTTAAGATTTTGAGGAGTCACAATGTCATTTATTCTGAGAATGTCAATGGTATTTTTATTAATTTATCTCCAGTAAATATTGGTGCTTTGAATGATGTAATTCTTTTTATTAATTATGTTAAAAATAAGAATATTGAGTTGTTGGAAAAGGAGAGTTCATTACAAAAAACAAAAGAAGAGATTTTTGGGACAACCGATAATAGCATTAATAATTTGGATTCTAAAATTAAAATGTTGAAAAGTAACTTGAAAAATGGTTTAGAAACATTTAAAAATTAAACTTAAAATTTTATTATTCTTTTGTTATAATATGTATATAACAAAAGATTTATTAAATAAATATGAGGCTTCAAAAGGTAAATATTTCAAAGTTTATGTAACTTGTTATAGTGAACATCCAAAAATGAAGTTTGAACATCATCTTATTGATAAATATCCAGAAAAGTACAAAGATTATCCAATGTGGTTTATTGGATATATTGATAGGATTTGTTTAGATAAATATAGACAGGATTATTTTATTGAGTTTCATGATGTTGATTATCCAATACGAAAACAAAGTACATCTAAGAAAAGTTGGTTAGTTTATACTAATTATATTGAAAAAATAGAAGAGTTTACTCCGCTCCTTTAATTTTTTTTTTTGTTATAAAATATAAAAAAGTGATTTAAATTGCAACATAAAAATAAAATTATACATATAAGTATCAAATGTTGTCATTAGAATCTTTGATTAATTATATTGAACCTAATCAAATTAGTTTGAAGGGTAATAAACCACTTTTTGTTCCAAAGAAGGTTAAAGAGAAGGTTTATGTTGCTCCAACTAATAAGAAACTGCCAGATTATTTTTCTGATTATTTTGGGGATAGGGTAGTTGATTTCAATCTTTATAAAAACAGAAATTTATCTGGAAATGAATTTTTTAATTTTATCAATTCACTTTTAATATGTATTGATAATTCATATTTAATCCTTAAGGATGATATGAGAAAAGAGAAGATCAAATCTCTATTGAAGGATTTGATTGTTAATTTTGATGAGCAAAATCTTTATTATAAATTTAATTACAATAAAAATAGGAAGATTACAAAAACTAAAATTCAGGAGTATTTGTACAAAGTTCTCAAGAATACAACAAAAAGAGTTGATGGATTGAGGGATAATTATGTCGATCAATTTATTGTTGATTATTTTGGTGTAAACCTTGTGGTTTTTAATGTTAATGATGATAATATTGTATTTAAAAAAAGTTATGTGTTGAATACAAATCGATTTGAAAATAAATTTAATAAGTTTGTTCCAATTTTGTTCATTTGCGTTCAAGATGGAAAGTTTCATTCTGTTCTCAAAAATGATGGTGAATCAGTTGTTAAATACAGTGAAAATAAGGATTTTATGAATAAATTATACATTAAATTCAAAGTCAACATTAACAGAAAAGAACAAGAAGGTATGACTCTAGCAGCACTTAGGATTTTAGCGGAGGAAAAGGGAATAGAAATTACAAAAGAATCGGAACAAACAGGTAAAACAATCTTTAAGAAAAAGGGGGAACTTATTGATGACTTGGGTCGACTAGACTTTGCCTAGTCGCTGTCCAAAGGAGTCAACTAGACTTTGTCCGATATTTTTTTTTGTTATATTATTTTTATTTTACAGATTTAATAAAAATAATTTAAAATACTTTTTATATTCATAACTATATATGAGTTTTAAATTGTCATCCGATAAGTTTAACAACATTAAGGAAATGATTGAGCAATTTAAAGGGAATGATAAGTTTGAGTTGGAAAGCCGTTTCTTTGGTAAAAATTTTACTGAGGATAAGCTTGATATAACTAAGTTTACCAACACACTTAATCATTTTATTTTTGATAAGGAAAACGGAGGTTTAGGTTTAAAGTATGATGTTATATCAGAGTTGGTAGTTAATGATGAGTATGATAAGAATAAAAGATTGATTATAAGTGGTCAAGATGATATTAAGAAATATTGGTTAAATGGTAGTTTAGAAGGTTTAAATTATAGATTTATGAGAAAGGAAAATTTGGAGAAAACTGATGTTAATGAGTACAGTATTCGTTTCTCTTTATCTGAAGAAGATGAATTGGATAAAGCTAATGAGACTGTTGAGTATTTGAAGAATAGTAATAAGGATAGTTTGAAAATGTATAGGTTGAAAAACAGATACCAAGTTTATTCTGATGATGGTATCTCAAGAATTGATTTCACCTCTGTTAAACAATCCAATAGAAGTTATAATAGTTTTAAGGAATCCAATACATTAAAAAGTAAAGTCAATTATGAAATTGAAGTGGAACTTTTACATGGAAAAAAAAACAATAAGAAAAGTGATGATATTTTTAAGAATTACATGAAGATGAATTATCTTGTTCTTTCCCTTGTTCAAAACAACAAAAACATTATGAATTTGTCAGAAACCAATGACATTATTAAGAATTACAGAAGTTTAGTGTGTAGTTCCCAAAATAATAAGAATAATTCCAGAAAAAAGAATAAAGGTATGTTTATTGCTGTTAATCCCGTAACATTACATGTTGAGAATGTTTTACGTTCAAGTAAAGATAATGTACAAAATATTTATAATAAATATGCGGTTACAATGAAAGCTGATGGTGGAAGGCGTCTTCTTTTTGTTAATAATGATGGTTTAGTTTATCTTTTGGATATTAATTTCAATGTGTATGATTTGGGATTGATTATGAAAGAGTGGGCAAAATCTGTTATTGAGTGTGAGCATATTGTTGATAAAAAGCTTGTATTGATGTATGATATGTTGTTTTCTAAGGGTAAAGATATTAGGAGAACTCATTTGAAAGTTCCGCCTTCCAAGAGAAGTAAGAATAATTATGGAAGATTGGATAGTTTAGATTATTTTTTGACGGATTATAAAAAATTGAAGGATAAAGGTGTTGGTATTAAGTTGGATAATAAGAAATATTTATTTTCATCTGTAAGTGATGGATCTGATATTTTTGAGAAGGCGAAAGAGTTGTGGAATGATAAAGAGAATGTTATTTATCATGTTGATGGATTAATTTTTGTTCCAATTACTGAGCATTATCCTCTTCATTCTGGTTCATGGTATTCATTATTTAAGTGGAAACCCCCTGAGTTGAATACCATTGATTTTTTGGTGGGGACAATTAAAGATAAAAATGGTAATGATGCTAGAAATCCATTTATGATTGAAGTGAAAGGTGTTGATGGGACTATTGAGAAGACTCTGCAACAATATAAAACAGTTCAGTTGTATGTTGGTGGAAAGACAAAGGAGATTGGAAAGAATAATAGAATTAAGTACAGTTATGGAAAGATTTTGTTTGATCCTGTCTCTGAAGGTGAAGAAGGTGAGTCTGAGCCAGAAGTTCATAACAGAGCGAATATTTTCGTCAATTCGGAGAATAAAATGTTTACGAATGATTTATTGACTGGTGCTAGGGATGAGTTGAAAGATAATATGATTGTTGAGTTTGGTTATGATCCTAGTAAAGAAGAGGGATTCAGATGGGTTCCATATAGGGTTAGATATGATAAGACTCAAAGTTATAATAATGGGATGAAGGTTTATGGAAACAATGAAAATATTGCCAATGATATTTTCCGTTCTTTGATGGTTCCAGTTACTGAGGAGATTATTATTACGGGTAATGTTCCAGAAAGTGTTCAGAAGAGGGCTGAGATGATAAAAACAAAAAATACAAATAACAATCATCAGAATTCATATTATAAGAATACCAATTTGGAGAAGTTTGACCCAAAGAATAGAAGTTCATTCCAGAATTTCCACAATTTGGGAGTTAAGGAGATTTTGTTACGTAAAGTCGCACCAGCATTTAATGATTCGGTTGTTAATGATAACAATAACAAGGTGAAACCTGAAGGTAGATTGTTGGATTTGGGATCAGGAAAAGGAGGTGATATTGGTAAATGGAAAAGAGCAAAATATGCTTATGTTTTGGGTATTGAATATGATATTAAGAACATTGAGTATGCCAAGAATTTATTTTCGAAGATTCCTCGACCAAAACCTAAAACTTACTTTGTTAGAGGTGATTTATCCAAACTCATTTTCCCAAATTATGATGCTGGATTAACAGAGGCAAACAAAGTTAATCTACAAAATTTTTTACCTTCACAAGGTGCATTTGATGTTGTGAGTATTCAGTTTGCTTTACACTACTTTTTCAAGGATGAGATTACATTTAGAACTTTGTTACAAAATGTCACAGATAACTTGGAGGTTAATGGCTATTTTATTGGAACATGTTTTGATGGTAAGAGAGTATTTAGTAAATTGAAAGGAAGGAAGAAGATTGAGGGTAAAGTTGGTGGAGAAGTTTTATGGTCAATTGAGAAAGGTTATGGTTCAAAGAAGTTACCAAATAGTAAGAATACTTTTGGAAGAGAGATTGATGTTTTTGTAAAGAGTATTGGAAAAACACATAAGGAGTATTTGGTGAATTTCGATTATATGGATAAAATCATGAAGGAGTATGGATTCGAAAAGATCGAAGTTAAATCTTTTAGTGATTATTTTGATGATATGAAGAATAATGATAATAATAACAAGAAGAAGATTGCTAATAGCATGAGTGATTCTGAGAAGGAGTTCAGTTTTTTGAATAGTGCTTTTATTTACAGAAAGGTTGAAAATACACCTGATTCAATGAGAGCAACTTTGGTTAAGATGATGAAGAAACAGGAAACAAAAGAGTTCAAGAAACAAAATAGTGATGAAGTAAAAGAAACAATGAATAAATTAGATGTTGAAGAGGTTACAGAGTCTACTGAAGAGTTAATTGAAAATGAAGAGGCTAAGGTTGATGACTTAGACACTGATGCAGAAAGTGATTTGGATATTAAGATTGATGAATAATAAGTAAAATACGACCTGATATTGATATTTCTTGATAATGTTGTTTATCAAGAAATGTATTTTGTCTATATTGTTTATTGTTTATTGTTTTATTTTTTCTTCTTGGTTGTCTTTTTCTTTTTAGTTGTCTTTTTCTTCTTGGTTGTCTTTTTCTTTTTTGGTGTAGTTGCTTTTGTTACTTTTTTGCTGACTTTTTTAACTACTTTACCAACTTTTTTGACGCCTTTAACTGTTTTTTTCTCTACTTTTTTAGTGACTTTCTTAACACCTTTAACTCCGAGTTTGCCGACTTTTTTGACACCTTTGACTGTTTTCTTTGCGACTTTAACACTTTTTTTGGTTAATGATGAAATATGTTTTGAAAGCTCACCTCTCAAATCACCAACAGATTTCTTGACTCCACTCTTTGAACCAAAAGACTTTTTATCGAAAAGTTTGGAGAGAAGAGTGAGAATAACAACAGAGAAGAACGCATTAACACCAAGTGGTCCAACTAATTGTCCAATTGATTCAACATAACTTCCACCTAATTTTGATTTTTGTGTTCCACCTTTTTGTTTCTTGTGGAAAATTTCATTGAGAAAAAGAATGACAATTGATGAACCAAACGCATTCACACCGAGAGGTGCAACTAAATCGACAATTTCTCCGTAAATTGTGGAACCACCTTTTTTAGTTTTGTGTTTGTTATGATTGTGTCTGTGTTGATTGTAATAGTTGAGGAGAAGGATTGTTGCTAAAACAACTATGTCATTTTTACCCATTGGGAGAACGACATTTACCAATTCTCCAAAAATATTTCCGCCTTTTTGTGTTTTTGTTTTTTTAGCAAATTGATACTGTCCAAACTCATTTAATGCCAAAACAACAACAAGTGTTGCCAATTCATTTTTTCCTAATGGTGCAATCAAATCACCTAACTGTTTAATAACATAGTT